TCATCTGTAAATACTTCACTAAATCCAGAACGTTCAAGTATTTTATTTTTGATTTCTAACTGACGTTTTTCTCTTTGTATACGACGAAGAAAGGCATAGTAGATAATCTGTGTAAAGTAAGCAAAAGGATTTTCAGACTTCTTTGGATTAAAGTTATGAATATATTGAACACAATTTTCAATTCCATCACAAATCATATCGTCTTTAAACATATAATTTACGAAGTTTGGTTTGAATGAAAGATGATTAGCAATCTTTAAAAAACATTCACCTATGTAACGTGGTATCACTGGTTTGGGTTTATCTTGAAGAGAAGCAATTTCAACATCTTCCCTATACTTAATGAGAGCAGCAAGAAAATCTTTGTTATTTACATAATGATCTGACCTTTTTCTTTTAGTCATAACATTTGTTGTTATCATAAGTTTTGTTCATTAATATGTATGAATTATAACATGTATTTCAATAGTTGACAAGTTTCTCAAATAAGTGTACAATTACCTTTGTGAGGGTTGAAAAGATTGGTATAAGTTACTTAGAGATACTTAACTAATCTTATAGAGCTTCTCCAAGATTTCTTTAGCATCATTTACATTTGAAAGATAACCCATTGTTTTACTTGGTTTAGATTCATTAATTCCTTTTGTATCCAGTTGTCTCACATATGATTGATACATTACAATCATTTCAATATCAAAAGATTCTGACATTGTAAGAACATCATTTAAATTAATAACAAACATATCCTCTGTTGTTGTTTTCATCCAAGGTTCAAACTTGTACCCAGAAACTCCAAATCTATTTTTAATTTCTGATATCATAATTGGATTTAGAATAATTAATAAAGTTTTATCTTCTTCTTCCACAGCAGATACTTTGGCAAATATTTCTTCACCTGATTTCAATTTTATTGTTGAGTAAAAATCTTCTTCCATTAGTTTTTGAGTTGTATTGTAATTATTTCGTAATTGAATTTTTCTTCTGAGTATATTTTAATTCTTTCTATAAAGTGATTGAGAGTATAGTTCTTTCTTGAGTTATAAGTACAATCATCAGAGATATCATATAAAACTGCTTTTGTTTTGTTTTTACCTTTTCTTAAAACTCTTCCAATTGATTGAAGATTTCTAATTCTAGATTTACTAGGAGAAGCAAATATTACATTGTGTAGATTTTGAATATTGATACCAGTTGAAAATGTACCATAAGAAGCAACAATAATCGCATCATTTTCCTTTTCAGTAATCTCACGAGTGAGTTCTCTTTCTTCAGTATCCACACCACCATGAATAAAGAAAACTTTTCTATCATTCTTCTTATTACTATTTATCTTTTCATATAATATAGATCCATGTGTTTCAACTCTACTGTATAATACTAGAGTGTTTCCTTTTAAATCTAACGCAAGATTTTTAATAAAGTTATTTCTTTTCTCATGAGTTATTAAGTATTGTATCTCATCTTCATAAACATCAAACTTCTTGGGAGAATGTTTGAGAACTATACACTGAATATCCAACTGAGAAAGATGTCCTTGCTTCATCAGCACATCTGTTCTTGTAACTTTATATGAAGGGCCGAATAATCCTTCTAAAACCCATTTATGAGTTTGAGTTCCATCTAAAGTTCCAGTAAATCCAAAACGATATTTAGCATGATGTAATTTAGTCATAATTGATATTAATGACTTGCTCTTGAATAAATGAGCTTCATCACCTATAATGACACCATAATCTTCGAAGAAAGAACGTTCAAGTTTGTATATTGACTGCCAGGTTGTAATTGTAACTGGATGTTCGTTTGTTTTTTCTCTTCCCGAATAAATTCTGTGACAATATGATTCAGCATCCCAACCATAGTCATGAAAATCTTTATACATTTGCTCCACGAGTGATGTCGTTGGAACAACTAAAAGTATTTTTTCGTGTTTATCTACATAGTATCTCACTAACGAATAAATCATCAGAGATTTGCCTGATGCAGTGGGAGATATCAATAGTTTTCGATTATGCCTTAATGCACCATATACTCCCTCTACTTGATAATCACGAGGAGTGTGACAACAAATAGATTTCATATAATCTTGAACACCCTCAAGTGAGATACCCTCATTTATTTCAAAGGGTTGCCCATAAAATTTATTGTCTTCAAATGTATAAGTATAATTAGATTGCTCACAAAAACTTATAATCTTATCTAAAAGACCAACATAAATCTGTTTAGTTCTAACATCAAATAAATGAATTTCCCCATTCCAATGCTTATTTCTATACTGGGGCATAAACTTTGCCCCATCTACTTGGAATGTAAAATGATCTCTTAATTCATACTCAATGTGTGGTTGAGTTTCTAAATTTAAAAATACTTCGTTTGCTTTTTTAATAATAACGTCTGTTACACTCACGATGATTTGTTCATCTGTGAGTATTTATCTACCCTAATCCACTCATAAATTTTTGATATTCTATAGCATTTTTAATCTGATATGTTCTATTGTGTATCATTTTAAGAATATTATCAATATAAAAAATCATTGTATCGTAATAATCATTCTTTAATGAAACTGATGAAAGTTTTTCATCAGCATCCAAATACTTTTGTAAAGTATCTTTGTCCCTAATCTTTTTAGGAAATGGAGTTTCTATATAGGTTTCTGGATCTGATTTTCCCGAATAATATTCATATCTTTCGTGTCTAATATTTTTTCTTTGTTGTTCTGCTTTCTTTTTTAGAAGTATTGTATTATTATAGATATCAAAGTATTTTGCGTGTAGTGCTGGTATTTTCAATGATTCTGTGTGAAGATTATCTGGATCAATTATTGAATCTTTTTCCCACATTTTTTGAATCATTTCAAGGTCAAAATTCATAAATTATTTCCACTTAAATCAGTTATATTGTAGATAGTATACTTGAAACTTACGTCTGCTGTAAAGTATTGAATATCAGTATCTGTTGCATCAAAACTAATTGTAGAAAGAGAATATGGAAATAAATCTTTAAAACTTACATTAAACTTTGCAATTAAATTGCTACTTAAAATTTGTAAAGTTCCATCAGAGTAAATATTCATTGATTTTTGTAGATATTTTGGATTTACAATTCCATTTTTTTGGAGATCATAAATCTCTTCTAAACTTTCTGGATACCCAAGTCCACGAATCCAATTTTGAATTTCCATATAATTTTCAAGATTTTCATCAACTAAAAATCTAATATTCAAATCACCAAATACAATTTTATCTCCAGGAGTATCAATATCTTTTAGATATGATGGTTGAATTGCAACACCTAAATTGAGGTCTGGTATGTTTGCTTGATTGCAAAAAAATGCAACTTTAGGACTTCTATCTAAAATAAATTTAAATCCAGTAGGAGAAAGAAAATTCCTATTTTCTATTTGTGTATCTCTTCTTGCCATTTTTTTAAGTATTTAGATAAAAAAAAGGAGACCTTTTTGAGGTCTCCAAAAATATTGTAGATGATGAATATATTCACCATATTTCTACATTAAATTCTTAACTGCAACTCTACGATAGTAACGGTTAGCATTCACTCTGAGTGCTCCGAGACCTTGTGAAGTTCCTTCTGCAAATGGATTGGCAACAAGACCATAACGAGTCTTGAATCCGATTTTTGGTTGGAAGTTGTTCTCACCAACGGCACGAACCATTTGGAGAGGAACATAAGGGCAATAGAACAGTCCAGCATCATAAGGGGAAGAACCCTTATAACCAACAACATAATACTGATTACCAGGAGATGCATTACCTGAGGTCAGGTTAGCAGAATAAGGATCGATATAAACACGATACTTGCCCTGTAGAACACCAGCAAAGGTATTGCCAGTGTCATCAACGTTGAGGTTAGCATTCAGAGCAGGTGTATAGTCAAGAACACCAGCCATGGTCAATGCTGAAGCAACGTCAGCAGAGCACATGATGATGTTACCCTTTCCACGACGAGTTCTTTGTGCGATTGCGTTAGCATCACGCTCGATTTGGAATAGAAGTCCTTTGAACTTCTCAACTGACCAACGACCGTTGGAATCAACGTCGAGGTCAAAGATACCAGCAGTTGCGGTATTCTGTACAGCACCTTGCTCAGCAACCTTATAGATGGTTCTGATAACTTCACGGTTGATTTCAGCAAGAATCTCTGTAGAGAGAATATTTGCTAACTCAGCCTCAGCATTCAATCCGTGAATTGCCTTGAGGTCTTGTGCGAGTTCTAATGAATACTCAGCTTTCAGTGCTCTTGACTTTGCAGTCACAGTGACTTTCTCAATTGAGAATGCCATCTGGTTGAATGCATCACCACTAGTACCATCAAGGTTCTCAGCATCACCTGTTACCATTCCCTGACCTACGTTATAGGCAGTAGAAGTAGCAGTACCAACAGGGTTTAAAACTGAAGGGTTAGTTCCACTTTGAGTAGTGGTACCAATACCAGCAGCAGCATCAGAGAATCCTGCAGATTCGTCTAGTCCAGCATCTTGACCAGAGAATGATGAATCTACTTCGTTGTAGAATGCTTCAGTACCACTCTGATTCACATAACGTGAACGCATTGCGAAAATAAGTCCAGTAGGACCACTCATTGGTTGTACGCCAGCAAGGTCGTAAGCAACCAGATTGGGCATTGAACGTCTAATCAATGAGATTAGAACTGGATCGAAACCAGCAGTAGGACCAGCAGCAGCAGAACCACCACCGAATGCTCCACTAGCACCAGCAGCATTACCACTGTTGGTTGGAGATTCCATCAACATTGACAATGAACCATTATCAAATGAGGATTGCTCTCTTAAAAATCTTTCTTGGTTCTCTAACAGGACTGCGGTTACCGCTCTACGATGTGAATCTTTGATTGAATCAAGACCCTCATAGTTGAGGAGAGGAGCCCACTTTTCCTGCAGATGTTCTGATTGAAACATTTGCTTTTACCTTTTTAGTGTGTTTGTTTACGTTTGATTTAATACTAAAGTCAGTTATTTATTAAATCTTGAAAGAGTGTTCAGGTAAGATGCCATTGTTCCTGAAATAGATTCAGGTGAACTATCTACGCCTTCTGACAAATTTTCAGGTTTGGACCTTGGAGATCTGTATGTTGGGAAATAAGATTCCTTCAATGTCTCCAGTTTTCCACGATATTCTGATTCACTTTCAAACTCAACACTTTCGGCAAGTGAAGCGAGCTTATCTTTCTGAGTGGCAGCAAGTCCACCAGAAACCTGTTCAAAGATTCCATCTGCAACCGACTCTGAGAGACGCTTGTTTAGGGAAACGTTTTTCTCAATTTGCTCGTTGAGTTTTGTTTCCATTTCATCAAGTTTTTCTACCATACTATCTAAAACATCATATTTATCTTCAGGGATTTCTACATAATGATCTTCAAAAAGACCCTTCATTCCTTGGATGAAGGATTCTGTAAGTTCTGCCTTAAGTCCTTGCTCAATCGCAAGGCAATTTTCGGTGAACCATTCGTCAGCAACATATTCTAGATAAGAATCTACACGATCATTTAGTGCTTCTTTGATTTCCTCAACTTCTTCAAGAAGTGCTCTTGAATATTGATCTTCAATAGATTCCTTAATTTCACTAACCTTAGATCTGAGAGCAGCCTCAAAAATGGTTCTTGCCTTCAGTTGGAACTCTTCAGATAGTTCTTCACCATCAAGAAGAGCATTTACATCGTCTTCAATATCGAAATCTTCTGTTACTTCTTCGTCATCTTCTTCTTCTTCATCATCTTCATCTTTAGCATGTTTCTTGGACTTTTTCTTACCTTTTTTATCTTCTTCTTCCTCGTCCTCGTCTTCATCATGCTCCTCTACGAGATCTTCATCTTCTTCATCATAATCAGCATCTTCTTTTGCCATACCCTTCATAGGATCTGCACTCTTTGCACCCTTATTCACAACATCTCTTACTTGTTTGAGTGTTGCACCAGGAGTTTTAAGTTTTGCTGTTCCGTTTTCATCATTAGTATAATCTTCTGGAGTAGGACCACCGAGGTCTTCATAACTACCAGTTTGACCTGGTGGTAAGTTTCCAGATAATGATGTCATTGAATCTGCTGCTGTTGCACCTGAGTTTACAGCAGTTTTGGATTGCTTAGTGCCCACTTCCATTTCTTGTAGATCTCCACGAGACATTTGAACTCTCCGATTTACCTTTATTAAATCTATATTTATTTATAATTTAAATATTTGCAAGAAAGTCATTGAACAATTCCAATTTTCTTTCTTCAAGTCTTTTTTGATCGATTAATGTATTTATTCTTCTTTGTGTTTTCTTTGCAATCTGTTCTCTTAAGATTCCTCCAGACCACACCCACTCCTTTCCTTCCATAATTCCCTGAACAAATGCATCAGGAGCAGAAGGATCCGCAACAATATCAGCAGCAGTTGCTAACATAAAATCTTCACCAACTTGATTATATCCATCACGATTTCTTGTGACAGACCCTATACCACGAGAAGAAACACCAAGAGTTACACCAGAGTTTAAAAGTGCCTCAGCAATTTTACCCATTGGAGTGGGAAGGATTTGTGCCTTACCAATAAAGTTATTTCCTTCTGGAAAAAGAGAAACAATTTTATGAGAAACACGATCAAGGTTTACAGTAGGTCCATCTGGATGCCCAAGTTCACCAAGAGCACGACCTTTACACACATATTGCTCATTATATCTTTTAACTTCCCTTTCCATAACACAGAAAGAATATATTCTATTATTACGATTTGCTACCTCTGTACAAAGAAATGGTCCCTGAATAAACAGAGTTTTCTTTCCATTTATACTTTCAGTAATAACTTCTACTGATTCAATTTGTTCTGTGATGAGTTTCATTTTATGCCTCGTTAGTAATTTGTACTTGTTGATAATATAAAACTCCA